GTGTCGTTCGGTGCTTATGTTTATTGGGTAACGGAGGCCTAACCATGAAAAAGCAAGACATCATCTATATCATGACCATTGCGGCGCGGCACCGTGACGACAGCCAGCACGCCGTCCTGTTCTGCGAGCGCCTGTACAAACTGTTTGTTCTGGCGAGCACCTTGCGAGTCATGAATGAAACCGTGTGTTCGTATGAATGGGCTAACACCCCCGACTATGAGCGCCGAATCGAGCGTGTGAAAGAGCGCATTTCGGAACTGGCCGAAAAGGTTGGAGCTGAAAGTGTGGAATTCCAAGGTGACCCCCGGGGGTGCCCGGTGTCGATTGTGTTTGACGGTGAAACGTATAAGGCGGGGTTTTAATCATGAAAAAATATATTATCGAAGCTATCGAAGAACAATACGGCAAGGTGCCCGCGCACATTCAAGCATGTGCTAGTGCTATTCGGTATGACCTTTGGCACGGCCCTACTTTTTCACGAATCCCACAAGGCGATATAACTAAGTTTACCATTGATGATTATTCTTCGGAGTATTCTCTTCTTGAAGAGGACCGAAAAGAGGGTGACGTTATCGAAGAAACGTACATCGGTGCGGTAGCTCAGGCGCTGCGCGAATACATCGATACACTGCCTAGTACCGTGTACGTGGACGAATACGGTTACGTTTCAGGGCATGAGCCTGAAGGCGAATATGACGGTGACGAATACATCGAGCCCGTGCCTTACCGTGCTTTGGACAGAAGCGACATTGTGGAGATTGTTTTTGGTAAAACCATTGCTAAGGAATTTAACTAATGAATAAGCACACTAAGGGGCCTTGGCTCTATTTGAGACGTCATGAAATTATGGAAGGCGGCAAGCCTAACCCTTTGTTTGACGTTGATACGGGCGATGAATTGCCACCAATCACGAGCATTCAAAACCAAGAAGGGGGGTGCGTCGTTAGTTGTCATGACCTTTCCACGATTAAAGAAGGGGACGCCCGGCTAATCGCCGAAGCGCCCACAATGTTGGAGCTATGCGAGCAGTCTTTAGCGGTTTTAAACGCCAAGGAAATTGACGCCATACAGGCGCTTGCCCTGGTGGAGCGCTTGAAGGGCGTTATCCAGAAGGTACGGGGGGAATAACCATGCGTTTCAATCCATTTCCAAAAGTAAACACCAGTTACGGCGCACCAATGGGGCGGATGGACACCTACGCCCAACCGTTCCCAAAGGAGGAGGCGCTTTGCGCATCGCGCCCACAATTTGAATACGATGGCGGCGGGGCTTACTGGGGATTCTCCAATGGGGACGGCCCCGTGTGGGCCGTCTGGATGCGCGGCAAGGGGCAGCAGGGCGTCAAATACGTCAGGGCATTCTCCAGCGCGGATGCAAAGAGAAAGGCGGCCAGCAATGAGTAATCTCGAGTTTATCGAATCGCTGCATGCATTGGGGTGGAGCGAGGCCCTGGCCGCCCATAGGCTTGGCGTGACAACTAGAACAATTGCCAGGTGGAAAAAGGGGGGAACCCCGCGCGGGATACCCAAGACAGTTGCGCTTACCATAAGGGCGTATCTGAATCAGGTGCGCCATCGATGAGGGGGTGACAGGGATAACAGTAGGCGGGGCGAAAGCCCCGCTTACTTTTTGTTACCATGGTTGGAATGTTACCATGGGGGGTGACGTTATTGGTATAGTTAAGTGTATATAATATATAGTAAAAAAAAAAAAAAATGAATAACGTCATAACGTCATCACTTTCTCTATACCCTTTTAACCTATTGAAACTACGTAAGAGGGCAAAAAACACCTATATACACCCCGTTGACGTTATGACGTTATTCGTTTCGGCGGCGCAAGTGATTGAAATACAAGACAAAAAGGTCAGGAATAACGTCAAATGACGTTAATTTGACGGTTGACGTTATGGTTTTTCGGTTACTAAAGGTAACTACGGTTACTAAAAGAGACTACTGCCACTGGATACTACTGGATTGAGGACTAATCGGATGGAAGGACAAAAGGCGGGTCAGGCTCGGACGGCTCGTGCAAGACCATGAGAGACAGGCCTGGATGGTCTGGGCTGGATTCAAAAGGCCGTTGGGGCTCGCCTACCACGCAATGGGGAATAGAGCGCTTGGGAGATTGGAAGCCCAATACTGGCACGCAATCGGTAGGGCAGAGCGTGCCCTGATACAATCGGCCTGTTTTTTGGTGGCGGAGTAAGCGCATAAGGGGGATTATGACGTGGGGAAGGGTTTTTGTCACGAATCCCGATTCGCATACGCGTGCGAGGCTTTCTTACCCTGACCCGCTATAGCCCTACCGGGCAACACTAAGAAACGATTAGGCTGGCCGTCTAGCGCCCTTGCCGCATACATCAAGGGCATGGGGTGCACCCTATCGCCCTGTTTTTTGCGTCAGAATTTACCATAATGGACCTTATGCGACATGAATAGACATAATAAACAGGGGGTAGGGGTCTTTTTCATGGGCGGGGGTATCCCCGAATCGAGGGCTGGCCTATAGTTTCAGCACTCCCCCTGAAAAAATTCTGGCAAACACGGGCTGGTTACTATACGATACTGGCTATGGAAAGAAACGAAATCCTGAACGTTCTTGACACGCTTGGTGGGGAAGAGAACCTCTTTCTCAAAGAGTTCTCGTACGACCTTTCTGAGCGCAATGCAGCACAGCGCATGGGCATCTCGGAAGAGCGGATGCTTGATCTGCTGGCTCGTCCGATTGTGAAGAAGGTTATTCGGGAGATGCGGGAGTGTTTGGTTCAGGAGCATCTTTGGAACGCGAAGCAGGCGGTTCGGAAGTTTCTCAAGACGCAGGAGTTAATTGAGGAAGCCTTGCAGGCTGGGGACATGAAGGCGGCGGCTCCTGCGGTTAATGCGCACAAGTTGGAGTTTCAGGCTTTAGGGCTGACTGGTAAAGAGGGTGTAGACGCCCCCACCGTGGTGATTAACATCTCCACCGGTTCTCCCGCCCCTCAGCTTTCCCCCGTTACCATCGAATTAGAACCAGACAATGACAAAAACAAAGTCGATTAACTATTCCCAGAGCAAGACGGCCCGGTTGTTTCACGGGGATGATTCGTTTTTCCGTGGGGTGATGGGGCCGATTGGTTCTGGGAAGAGCGTTATGTGCGTGATGGAGATGTTCATGCGCATGTGTCGTCAGGAGGCGGGGCCTGATGGGGTTCGGCGGTCGCGTTGGTTGGTGGTGCGCAATACGCTGCCGCAGTTGGAGACGACGACGATCAAGACGTGGAAGGATTGGTTTCCTCCTGAGATTTTTGGGCACATGACGGCGAAGCCGCCGTATACGCACAAGTTGCGGTTTAACGATGTCGAGGCGGAGGTTATCTTTCTGGCGCTGGACACGCCAGAGGATGCTAAGAAGCTGTTGTCGTTTGAGTGCACGGGGATTTGGTTTAACGAGGCGCGGGAGCTTCGGAAGGAGATTATTGACGCGGGGACTGGCCGGGTGGGTCGGTATCCGAGCAAGCGGGATGGGGTTGGCGCGACGTGGTACGGGGTGATTGCGGACACGAACCCGCCGGACGATCGGCATTGGTGGTATAAGGCATCGGAGGAAGAGACTCCGCCGGGTTGGAAATTCTGGAAGCAGCCGAGCGGGTTGTCGGACGAGGCGGAGAATGTAAGCAACTTGCCGCCGGGGTATTACGAGACGCTTTCGGCTGGTAAGACAAAGGAGTGGGTGGACGTTTACGTTCATGGGAAGTATGGGTACATCAAGGAAGGCTTGGCGGTGTATGACAAGTCTTGGAACGATGACCTGCATTTTGCCGGGAAGAAGCTGGACGTGAAGCCGGAGTTTGAGACGATTTGCGGCTTGGATTGTTCGGGCCTTTCTCCGGCAGCGGTGTTTGTGCAGCGGGTTCCGGGTGGTCGTTGGCATGTGGTGCATGAGGTAGCGGCGCGCTCGATGGGCGCGGTGAGTTTTGCTCAGCTTTTGAAGCAGGAAGTGGCGTTGCATTTCAACGGGTGCCGGATTCAGTATTGGGGCGACCCGGCTGGGGGTCAGCGCGCGACGAGCGACGAGCGGACTTATTTTGAGATCCTGGCGGAGGCTGGGATTCTGGTGCGCCCGTGTATGGATGGTTTCCGGACGGGCCCTCGGATTCAGGCGGTGCTGGCGGTGTTGAACCGGATGGTGGAGGGGAAGCCGGCGTTATTGCTCTCGTCGGCGTGTAACCTGTTGCGTAAGGGGTTTAACGGGGGGTACCAGTTTAAGAAGTTCAATACGGCTGGTGGCGGGGATAAGTACAGCGAGCAGCCGGAGAAGAACGAGTACAGCCACGTGCATGAGGCGTTGCAGTATGCGCTGATTGGTGGCGGTGAGTTGAAGCTGGCGAAGCGTGGCGAGAGTCAGAAGGCGCAAGTGTCGTTCTTTAACACCGATGGGTGGATATAAACCTTGTTGTGGTTCGTATCTTTTAGCATCTCCGAATCCCCGACATGGTGGATGAAGCTGTTTACGCGCCAGCATGTGGTGTGCTTCGCGCAGGCGGGGAATCAGGTGGTGGTGGTGGAGCCGACGCATAGCCATGTGGGGATTACGGTAGCGGAGGCTGATGCGCTGGACGTAGCGGACGCTCATGTGGAGAACGGGCGGGAGGTTTGGTTTATCAGCCTTGAGCCGGTCACGTCAAGAAACATTAGCAACGCGGTGCCCACTTGTGTTAGTGTTGTGAAGTCGGTGCTAGGGCTGGACGCGTTTTGCTTTACGCCGGAAGGATTAAAGAAGAGCTTGGCAAAAGCCGGAGGTCGCCTGTATGGGGGACGTTGTAAAGAAGCCTAAAGGGCCTGACCAGTCAGCCCAGATGGACGCTTTGCGCCGTCAGGAGCAAGAGGCCGCGCAGCGAGCCAACGAGCTTGCCAACGCTAATCAAGATGAGATTGAACGCCGTCGCCGCCGTAGCGGTCGGCGTTCTCTGTTGTTCGCAACCGCGGGTGGCGAACTTGGTGTAACTGAAAAACTAGGAGGCTAGTATGCTTCGTATTCTTGCTCTCGCCGCCCTCGCCATGGTTGCCATGTCGGGTTCGGCTCATGCTCAGGCCGCTTGGACGCAATCGCTGCTGGAGAATGGTAAGTACCGTGTTTCGACGGTGACCCTGACTTCGGGCACGACGCCGTCGGCCATTCTGCAAATCGACCAGTCGGCCATTGCGGCTGTTCACGCTGCCAGCACCGGTGCCTCGCCGTCGCTGACCGTAGTGATTAACGCCGACGTGTCGGCGACTGCCGCTGGCGCGATTTCGCCGACCCTGCTGAACGCGGTTTCGGCGACGACCCCGGTGCGTAACGCCGACATCGGCGTGGCCCGTTGGCTGCAAGCCCGCACGGTTGCTACTGGCGCGGACTCGGTGACGATCCGCGTGTACGAGCTGCTGGGTGCCCGTCAGCCGCGCTAACGCATTGTCCGGGGGCTTCGGCCCCCGGCCTCTATTTTCGAGGGGTTTCCATGTTTGAAGTCGGTCAGATTCTGCATTTTTCCGCCTCTGCCAAGAAGCGCAAGCAAATGTTTGACACGACCTATAAGGAAGCCTACGAGTACATCCTTCCGCAGATGGAGACGTTTAACGCCCGCACGGAAGGCGAGAAGCGAAATGGTTTTGGCCGTGTGTTTGACAGCACGGCGGTAGATGCTTACCAGAAGTTTGTGAGCAACATCCAGTCGAGCATCTTCCCCCCGATGAAGGACTGGATTGATTTGCAACCTGGCCCGCTGGTGCCGGACGCGGTGAAGTCGAACGCGGCTCGCCAGTTGAAACAGATCTCGGAAATCATGTTTGCCGGGATTCGGAACAGCAACTTCGACACGTCGATTGCCGAGGTGCTGGGAAGCGTGTTCTTTGGGACTGGCGTGCTGCATGTGGGGAAGGGGACGAAACAGAAGCCGTTTCGCTTTACCCCCGTTCCGCTGTCGAAGGTCTGGTACGAAGAGGGTGCGGATGGCAACCTTGATTCGTTCTTCTTTGAGCGCGAGGTTCCCTTCCGCAATCTGAAAAAGATGTGGCCGGACTTCCAGATGCCGGAGCGAATGGCTCAGGACTATGCCAGCAAGCCGAGCGAATCGGTCACGTTTATTGAGGGTGTGGTTCCGACGGACGTTGAGATTGTTAAGCTGGATCGGAAAACGAAGCAGCCTGCCACCCGCAAGATGCGTGGGTTCCAGTACTTTGTGATTTGCGAGAAGTACAAGGAAGAGTTTTGCGTCTCGCGCCAGATGGAGATGTCGCCGTTTATTGGTGCCCGCTGGTCGAAGGTGACGGGCGAGGTGAGCGGTCGCGGCCCGGCATTGTACGCGCTGGCGGATGTGAAGTCGCTGAACGCGGTGAAGGAACTGGTGCTTAAAAACGCCAGCCTGTCGGTTGCCGGGGCTTACACGGCGGTGGACGACGGCGTGGTGAACATTGCGAACCTGCGTATTGCGCCGGGCGCGATTATTCCGGTGAGCAGCAACGGCTCGCAGTTGACTGGCCCCTCGATTGCCGCGCTGCCTCGTGCGGGCGATTTTAACGTGGCTCAGTTTATCTTCGCCGACGTGCAGAACGCGATTCGCCAGATGACGTTCTCCGACCCGCTTGGGCCGATTGACTTGCCGGTGAAGAGTGCAACCGAAATTGCGTACCGCCAGCAAGAGCTGTCCAAGCGCATCGGCTCAGCCTTTGGTCGCTTGCAGTACGAGCTGGTGGTTCCTCTGGTGAACCTGCTGCTGTACTACCTTGACGAGCTTGACCTGATTGACCTTGGCGAGTTCCGGGTTGATGGGCAGATTATTAACATTGCGCATATCAGCCCGATTGCGATGGCC